AGCGGATAGTTGGGCTGCTTCTACTTACAAATATCTTGTTGATTTCAACACAGGTGGCCGTTTTATTTTCGGCACACAGAACACAGCGGGAGCGGAATTAAAAATTTATGATGGTTCGTCGTGGGCAGATTTCGGCGTTGCGGTGCTGGATGACTTAAAAGTTCACCATCTTTGTGTGACTGTCGATGGGACTTCAGCGATACTGTATGACAATGGAAACCAAGTCGGCACGGCAACTATTGGCTCCCACGGCATCGACAGTTGCACCGATGCGGCGATTGGCTCCAATACATCTGGCGGCGACCTTTTCAACGGCACTCTGTATCGCACAAGATTCTGGAACAAGACGCTTTCCCAAGCGGAGGTCACGGCGAGCTACGAGAACGCTACCGTGCCTTTTTCAGATCAGTATGGGTCGCAGGCAGAGGTGATGCCGTATACAACTGACCGCGACTTTTCTGGTGCTAACAACTGGCTCAATGTTGATTTGGATTCTTTCAACTCAACTGGTGATTTAACGGTTTCATCAACTGGTGGCGCACAAGAATGTCGGTTAGCTGAATATGGTGCGCCGATGGTCGGGGGCAGAGCCTATCGGGTGACAGTAACGGCAAGCGCATTGTCTGGAGATGGATTTACGATTCGGGATTATGACAATGTTGTTATGGCAAAGTCTGAAACACTCTACCGAAATGGCACTTATGTTTCCGACAGCATTTTACAACTTGCAGATGGAGCTAATGTTTTTGAGTTCGTTTATGCCGGTGCATTGGGCGCGAGCAATGGTGGCTTGATGGTTCGTTCCGATGGAACCGGCGGCATAACTTGTGATGATTTTTCAGTTCGCGAAATCGGCTGCGTGGCTGACTACGACCTAGCGTTCGCCAACCCGACCCAATCGTTGATGGTGCAAGACCGCGCTGGTGCGGCAGACGGCACTTCGTCTGCAACGGGTGTGGTGCAAGTCACGCCGATTGAGCAACTCAACAGCAAGTCGGCTCGCATAGGAACGACTGCGGCGACACCGGCTGATGGGGAGTTGATAGCAAAGCACCTCCGAGTTGGTGATTCGTCGGCATCGACTGTTTACTCGTATATGGAAAGCACAACTCGGAATCAAATCAAAGTTCCGAATGATTCATCTTTGGAGTTTTGGGAAGGTTCAAATCAAAATCTTACAATCGACCCGTATGGCAACGTGCTTGTGGGCGGCACAACCGCATCGGGCGCGTTCGGAACGCACGCTTGGGCTCCGGCGTTGCAGCAACTTGGTTCTCAAGGCATCTTGTCTGTTAGAACCGAGACAAGCGAGTGGGGTGGTTCGTTACATTTGGCAAGTTCAAACGGAACTGCTGCTTCTCCGACTGCTGCCGCTGACGATGATGCTGCCGGTGCAGTTTATTTTGAGGCATACGATGGCACGGACTTCAGAAACTATGTCGGCGGGATAGAGTGCCAATTGGATGGTGCAGTTGCGTCCAACGACACTCCCGGCAGATTGGTTTTTTCAACGGCAGCGGATGGTGCGAATACGCTGACCGAAAGATTGAGAATCGACAGCACCGGCCTCGCGACCTTCTCGAACGGGATTAACTTGGGTAACGAAACGCTCTCCACCTACGACGAAGGCACATTCACCGCAACGCTAACGGCCGACACCCCACCGACTACACCACCAACTACCACGGGAACCTATGTCAAAGTCGGCAAAATGGTGACGGTCGCTATGTACTTCTCCAACGTGGACACGACGGGTGCTTCGGGCTATATGAAAGTCACGGGGATGCCGTTCGCAGCGGGAACAGTCGGCCCGTCGCTTGGCGGCGTGTCATTTTATAACTTCACTTTTAACGACGACGCAATCCAGACACCCGATATGGGCGCTGGGGCGACAGAGATAATCTTTTTAGAGTCGAATAGCAACGTCGCTTGGTCGCTTTTGGATATAACTGCGGGAACGGGAAGATATATGAAAATCGCTGGCACTTACATAACAGCATAATTTAGAACAATGGCATTAGAAAAAACAGAATCATTGAGGCACGAAGTCGAACCCAACGGGACGGTGTTCGTGGTAACGAAATCAGTCATCACCGATGACGGTGCGGTAGTTGGCGCAAGCGGCAATCATCGCAAGCCGATTAGTCCCGGCGACGATTACAGCGGCGAAGCTGCCGAGACAAAAGCGATATGCGATGCGGTGCAGACTGAATCGGTTGTGTCCGCATACGCAGCGGCGCAAGCACCGGCAGCACCGGCAGCGGAGGAAGCACCAGCGGAGGAATCAGAATAATGATTGAAGTATACACAATACCAAACGAGAAAACGCTCAATGTGAGCAAGGTGGCCATTACGCTGAACAGCGCCCAAGAGTTTGGGATGCAATTTAGTGTAGCTGGCTTTGGCAAGTACACAGATGCAGAGGGTAATCTGACTTGGGGGCCAAATCCCTTGGTTAGCACGTTGCTCAATGTGGTCGGTGAGAGTTGGAAGGGCTGGGTTCCCGGCGCTGCGGCAAGCGATAGTGATTACATCATTGACCTCGCCCTAAAACAGTTGGGCCTGAAACGCGCTCCGGCAGAGGAGAAGGCTGCAAAAAAGGTAGAGGAAGCTCCCGCTAAGGAAGGGGACTCTGAATAAAATGTGGGAACCGACACAGCCAACCTTATCCAGACGCTCGGCTTCCCGGTGGTGGCCGCTGCTGCCGCAGGGATATTTGGCTACAAGATTGTTTTCTATGTACTGCGGAACCTCTCTGGAGAGGTCAAAGGCCTTTACGACATTATCGTAAAACTGATTGACCGACTGAATGGACATGACAAGGAAACACGGAAGCTTGAAAAGGAGGTAGCCATGCTTCGAGTTGAAGTTGGTGCCCTCTACAAGTGCCTTGGCATTAACTCAAAACGCCTGACTAAAAAACGGGAGGATGAGTGAAAAGATTTCTAGCCATTATTGTGATTGCGGCGGTGGTGATTAGGGTAGGGGCAGGCTGCAAATCGTTGCCGGGGAAGCTGGAAATAGACACCCCCTTCATTGATATTGAATATGAAGGCAAAGCGATTGAATGAATTTAGATGACCTTAAAGTTGCATTTGCAAGTGTCACGGGCCTCGGTAACTGGCTTGTGGATATTGATCTAATTTTGAAGGTTGGGATTTCGTTGGCGAGCTTGGTTTACATAATTTTGAAGATTAAGCAATTATTGAGAAAGAAATGAAAACGAGACTAATAATAATCGGGGCGTTTCTGCTTTGTGCCGTCAGCGTCAATGCAGGGGATTTGTTTGGCGCGGGTTGGAAGCCAAAGCCAAGCCTCACCCTGTTTGGCCAGAGAATAGCATGGCCATTGCCCTCCCTATGTCTTGGAGCCAAGGCAGGCGTGTTGCCTGATGCCGGGGTTTCGCCAGACGGGTTGAACATCAAGATTCCATATCTGTCGCTGGAGGTGCCGTTTCCGAGTCTCACCCTTTCGCTGGGCAAGGAAAAGCCCAAGGTGGAATTGAAGCTTGGAGCGATTGATAAGACAGAACACAAACCGAAAAAGGACTAAACAATGTTTAAAAGCAAAACTGTAATTGGAGCCATTGGAGCCATTTTAGCGGCTGCCGGTGGTGTTATGAGTGGCGAGCTGGAAATGGGTGCAGCAATCAATGTCATCGTTACATCGGTGCTTGCCATCTTCCTTCGCCACGGGGTCAAGAAGGCAGAAAACGCGAACAGCTAAATGGCTTGGTCAGCGATAGCGACATCTGATGTCCAGACGCGCATGACCGATACGGAGTTGGCTAAGTACAACTCTATCGGTTTGGCGGGAGGACAAACTTCCTCGGGGTTGATTCAGGAAGTGTCGGACGATGTTGCTGCGCTGGTTCGGGGTTACATAAAGGGATGCCCAAGGAACAACTTGGCATCAACGGCTGCGGCTGTACCTGATGTACTTCATTCCCCCTCACTCGACATCATCATTGTTGAGTTGATGAAGCGGGTGGGTGGTGCGGTCACGGATGTCTCGGATGTAAGGATTGCGGCTTACAACAGCGCAATCGCCTTCATGGACAAGGTGAGCGACTGCCGCTTTGGGATTCCCAAACCTTGCACAGAGACAACTGACACCTTTTATGATGACAGGGGCAGCTATGGCTACAAGAAGAAGGTCTGCATTAACAACCTGAAAGTCGAGAAGGGTGGCGTTACCCCGATCACCGAGGACTGCACCTGCACGAATGTAACCGGTGCTGTATTACTTTAACAATGGCAGTCTATCTGACAGACATTCAAGGGGCGCTTTATACCCGCTTGAGCGGTCAGTCACCTTTCAACACAGGGGAGAATTACACCCCCGGCTTGGTTCTTGAGGATGATGACATTCAAAGCAAGATGGAGGAAATGCTTAACCGCGTTCGCGTCATGGCGGTGGTGCTTCGACCTGTCAGCATGGTTCGGGTTCTGGAAAAGACAGTTGTGGATTTCAATTGGGAGATTGATACCGTGGAAAACCCGGCAGTCAATCGACCAGTTGCAGGAACTTATTTCACCGCAGAGGCAGTTGCCGAGTCGGTGTTTGTCCTTTTGGATAACTATCAGATTCCAAGCGGCACCGTTACGGGAACAAATAGCTCCCGTTCAACAGCAATCATGCGAATGGGAGCGGAGGAACCGGCGGGAAGCTTGGTCAGATACAAGGTAAACGGCTTCGTAAGGAGCAAATTAAACGTAAACATAGAATAAGATGAGTACAGCAAATTCAACAATAGTAGGCAACGCCACAATTTACGGCGTAGACGGAACCATAGAGTACGGATCAGTATGGGTGGGTACAGATAATTATCTGCAGAGCGTCAACTTAACCGATGATGTGGACACAACCGAAGCACGCGACCAAAAAGGCAACGTGTTTGGGTATAACCTTTACAACTTCCGCAGGACAGCAACCTTTGAGGTTATATTCTATAATAGCACAGAAATCTTGGCAGCGGCAGACTTCAAACTGCCAACGCCGGGGGCGATTCTTGAAATCGCGCAGGATTTGGAAGCTGGGAGTAGCCTTCCTGCCCTATTGGTAGGAACATGGAACTACATTGGGGGTGGATCTATTTCTGGCAGCAACACCGACTTGATGAGGATGTCCCTACCGTGCAGTCAGTACAATGCTGACACCGCTGGTGATGCCGTAGCTCTGCAAACCTTCACGCACTAAACGTGTGTCGCTTGAAAATGATTATCTAAAGGCAGTCATACCTCCCCAAGCTCGAGTCCTTGGGCAGCGGTTGAAACCCTTATCCCTTGGTCACATGATGGTACTGTCACGCTACGGCAGTCCTTTTGTGACCGGGGACAGGCAACCGATGTTCGGGGATTTATGCTTTGCGGTTTGGGTCTGCAAAAAGAATTGGGGGCAAACCCTTAAAGGAATAGCTGACTCGGATTTCATGCGGGACATTCGGTTCTTGCGATTCATGGGGAAGTTTCGAAACAAGAACAAGGCAATGGGGGCGCTTGTGGAATACTTAACCCAAGCAGTAAAGGAACCATCCCTGTTTTTCAACAAGGTGGAGGGGGGTAAGCCAACCTCAATGAATAATCTGCATTACTTGAAGGTTGTGCTTATGCAAAAGCTTAACAAGACGGCAGAACAGGCAATGGACACCCCGTTTGGCGAAGCTGTTTATGACTTGGCGGCTATCGGGGAGGCTGAAGGAGTTTGCGGGTTTATCACAGATGCCCATGAGGAAGCTGGAGCAGCGGCTAAAAGGCAATGGGAGCGGAAGCAGGAAGAAATAAAAACCAATGGCAAACGAAATTAAATTCATCTTTACGGGTGACACGGCTGAGTTTGACAAGGCTATTGATTCCGTTGTCAAAAAGACCAACAAAGCTAAAGATGCCACGGAAGGGATTACGGATGCCCAAAAGACGCAAGCCAAGCTTCAAAAACTGCTCAATGAGGAATACGAGCAGGGGGCCAAGACAACAGGTGGCCTCCTTAAAATCCAAAAGGAGATTAAGCGAGTAGAGGAACAGCGGGTTAAGATAGAAAAGAGACTCGCCAAATCATCCCTAACCCGGAAAAACAGGTTGCGTGATATTGTTGCCTTGAGCCGCACAGAGGCGCGTTTGGCAGGGCTTACAGCGGCAAGACGCAGCGCCGTGAAGGGAGCCGCAATAAGCGCGGGTTCAGCGGCATTGACCAGAGTGGGATTAGGGGCAGCGGCAGGGGCAGGGGGAGCAGCGGCAGGAGCCGCAGGAGCCGCAGGCCTTGCGTTATCAGGCCCAGTAGGGTGGGCTATTGCGGCCCTTGTAGCAGCCGTTGCTCTAATAGTCATCTCCTTAAAGGTATTTAAGGCGGCAATCAAGGGAACTGCTGCTGCAATGAATAAGGCAATGGGCTTGCAAAAGACTGCTCAAATTGCCGGGAAAACGGTTGAGCAAGTTCAAGCGGAACAAGTTGCTGGGTTGTTCGGGGGAGACGCAGAAAAGGATTTTGATTTGTTTAAGGAGTTGGGCCTTATTATTGACAAGGAACTGATTGCCAGCCTTGCAAGGTCAGGCAAAATCATAATGGCTTTTGGGATGCAAGTTTTGAATGTGCTGATTCCTATTTTTGAAAAGCTTGCACTTGCAGCGGCCACATTAGTCAAGGTTTTCGGGGCATCTGCTGTGGGCCTCATGGCTACACTTAAACCAGTATTAGACCAGATAAGAGCACACCCCATTATTTCCGCAACCCCCCCCGGTATGGCATACGCATTAGCTCAAGCGGATTTTGGTGCTGGAGGGAAAGCCTTTGAAGATTACTGGAACAAGATGAGTGAACTGGCAGGCTCGATGTTCAAACAGTCAGAGCAGGCAACAGAAATACAAGCACAAGCAATTAGAGCGGAAACCCCTACTGATGCTCTCACTAGAATCGGATTATTCAAAGGGGGGGCAGACAGCCAGCTTCAAACATCAAAAGCTAACCTTGCTGCTGTTCAAGCAATTCGAGGAAACACTAACGGCATAATCCCAGCAATCACAAACGCATAATGCCTAACAACACTTTTGTAGGATTTCCACACGGACAAGGCGACACAGGATTAAGTGCCGCCGATATAGTTAAGGAACTCCAACCCGTTACAACTTGGAACCGGGATGGAGGTTACACAGTTACAAGGCGCTGGCGTGGCCCGGTTGATGCGCTTGCAAACTTTTCAGATGGCGGGGCAAGCAATGCGGATTTTGATGGGACTTATTTCAACGGAGCATCTGGCATTCTGCCGGGAGGGGCAGGGCGTGATGGCGCTATTAAGACAGAACTACAAGAGGATGAAGGAGGCCAACTTGGGATATTTAGTGCAACATGGGTAACGTCTAATCTAGCAGCAGCAAAATGGACAGGTGCCCCAACTGCCCCGGCTACTAGAGGGAGTACAAGTGGCGACCAATATCAGGAAAGTAGCCTTTGGACTTTAGACGGGAATGATTTGGAAAAAAACCTATTTGAATGCCCAAAAATGTTGGATATTCTTGATGAAATAAAAAACGATGGCGCCCCTACCTCCTGCGCCGGTGGCGAATTAGGGCTTACTGCAAGAATTAAGGCTTCAATGGAAGACTACAAAAACGGAAAAGACCTAAATGGAAATACTATTCCTGATTACTTTGAAACGGAATATGCGGTAGCAAATTATTTTGATATTTCTTCATGCCCCTTGGTTGCCTTGAGTGTGACGCAACTGAATAACCTAGAGGCAATCTGTCAGGATTATATGAAAGGGGTTGAAGCTTTCACAATAAGCCAATATGTCTTGCGGAACACAAAAACAGTCCAATATACTTCTGCCGTGGCTGCTGTTGCCCTGATTCCCTATTATGCTGATGTCAATAAAATCTGGCTTACCTCTGATGTAACCACCTTAATGGGTGCTGATACTCGCCCAATAGACCCACCTATTACCATAGTCAATTTTGATCTTCCCTTGATAGGGGTACTGGGTACGGTTTTCAGTACATCGAAATGGCTTTATCGCACTCCAGATGTTCAAGAGTTGAACAATGGAAAATGGCAAATCACCCGTGAATGGTGGGAATCCACGGATTATTCAGTCGCCCTTTACGACACTAAATGATTCATAATTTCACGCCACAGATGGGGACAGGGCGAAAGTCCCAAGCCATTAGGGAACTGCAAAAGGCGGTTCGCAAGATTACCCCACGCACAGGGGCTAATGTGACTACGCGCGGCACTTCAATAAGGGCGAAGGCTGGAACAGGCGGGGGGGGTCAAACCGTTGTCTGCCGATGGCTGTAGATTACACAGAGGCCCGGACGGTTGATGTTAATGATGGGGTTTATTCACAGGATTACAACCGTCTAGCACTAGCGTTTAATGACCGGCTAAAAAACGGGGTTGCCGACCCCACTTGGAGACTTCTTTGGTATGCCCACTCCCTTGTCAGGGGCATACGCAACCCAAACGGATTCTTGTATGCGGCTGAAGATGAGTGGTGGAAGGTTTACTCGCACATCAAGGAGTCGGCGGGGATTACTTGGCCCACGACATCGGCGGGAATGCCAGAGGGCGTTAATGTTACTAATCCTCTCGGCGCTTTTATTTATGGTGTCGAACCTACTGTTGTAAATGAGGAGGGCCGAATCAACGCCAGCGGGGAGTTTGACCCTGCGGGAACCGACTTGGATAATGCGCCGACCGGGATTCCTTTGTTTTTAAGTTCCCCCTCAATTCATCCCCCCACAACCATTGCCGAATACTGGGAGCTTTCAAAATACCAAAGGGGAGCGGTACCCAGCGACCTGTCTGATTATTCCGCAAGCAACGCAATCAAGGCTTCACAGGAGCATGGCTTCATCAATTACCCAAGCAGCGGATTCTTCCTCCAAAACTACGGGGGGTTCCTTCCTTCACCAAAGCTGGATGCGGCAGCACCGCTTTGTGATGACAATTACACTCCCAACTTCGACCTAAAGTTCAGCAACTTGGTGGGTGGCAGCGATAAGGACTACAATACCTGTCAACCTGATGGGGTGATGTTTTATTTTGAGGGGTTCAGCGCCTACAAAATCATCAATTGGGATGGCACAACGGAAAGCCTACCCCTGACGGATTACCTTGAAGGCCCGTATGAGGACAACGCCTACCTTCGACGCTACAAGGGGCAACAGTTGAATGAGGTGATGAATTGGTTTGCGATGGAATATCGGGCCAATGAAACAGAGCGGGAGGAATCTGACATGAACAGGATCACCAAGGGATTCCAGTTCCAAGACTTTCTAACGAGGCAATACTGTCTCGCCCCGGCTTACGGGACAGTAGCTACTGTGTTGGGAGTTGAAACCATAACTGCCATCTACCCGACTTTTGAACTCAGCGGGGGTGAAACCGCCGGGACTTACCTTGATGTGACTACAGCGGGTGCTTACAGCGGAACAACCACCTACACGGTTCCCGCTAAATTCACCTATGCGGCGTTTTATGCCAAGACAAGTGGAGTGGGTGCGGGAGATGTGACGATTGAGGCTTTCAATGGAGCAGTTTCCCTCACCACCTTCACGATTACGGCAGTAGGAGGGTCAACGGTTGACCACCTCAAGTGGCTTACCATAGCGCATAACGAGGCAGATATTCGGTTTAAGCTCAAGACGGTGCTTCCCGCCAGCGTCACCATCAATATCGAGTGCGCCATGCTGTTGGAATATCAGCCAACAATCTACGATGCCTATGTCTGCTTGAGGCTGGGCAGTACGGATGGGCCTACCTCAACCACCTATGACAAGAGCGGCTACACTTTCAGCGACCCAAAACAGGTCAGCGATAACCTTTTGGGCTATGGTTGTCTGATTAGGGGAGTGGCTGGCATCCCTTCAAACACCGGGGAGATAAACGAAAACCCTGTTTATGAGTCAGCACGACGATTGATTCATAATAACCTCCGCATGGCAGAAAGGCAGAGCCTTGCGGGGTACGAGGTTATTGGGGGCAAGAGCTACATTCACTTTAAGAGGTTTGCCCGAGGGGAGTATTCTGACGATTTAGATGTGTTTGAAGGGATTGCTCCACCTTCTGCCGTGGTTGCAAGTGGGGATTTGATTGATGGGGAGGAGTACCAAGTTTGGTCAATGAGTGATTCGGGAGCATCACTCGTTTATTACGATGGATCATCCTACTCAGCCATCACAAGCGCGGGGCATTCTGGAGGCGAAATGGCTGGAACCTATTTCACGGCTACATCTGTAAAGACTTTTACCGTTTCAGGTGATGCTTTTCTGCGTGTTCGCAATGGTATTCGTTCCATCCCAATCAAGGACAACCGTGCTGACAGGTTCAGGGGGCAAACAAATGAATGGACAACTCAACAAACCACCACGGTTTACAAGCTGTCGGATTCAAGCATCTACAAGTCGGACGGTTATGGCGACATCTTGGGATTCCTGACCGACCGCTGCGGATTGTTGTCTTGCGATTGGTCAAGGATGGCGTGCACTACGGGATTCACTCATAGGGCAGAAGTAAACCGGCAAATACTGTATGGCTCAAAGATGGCTCTGCGACCAGAAAACCCTAGCGGCTATCGCTATGTTTTAGGGAGCCAAGCCGTAGGGGGATACAATACCAACTCAATGGTGCAAGCTGAAAACACCGCATCTGCCGGGGAGGGGGACAAGAGACACTACGAGAGTTGTCAGGTATACAAGCCGGACTATGGGTTGGAGGCTGTTTACATTGACCCAACTACCGCCGCATCTAGCAGCGACTACGATGTGATTGTTAAGTTAAGGGGCAGGCTAGAAAACGAAACATCCCCCGCAACCGTCACCAATACAACCGTGGGATGGTATGTTGCCTTTACCGGCAGCTATGTTCCGAAGCGCAGAACGGACGAGAATGCTGTGCTGGAATACCTTTACCACATTGCAAGCTACGCTTCTGCCCCAACATCTGACTACAACTGCATCCAGAAAATAGGGGATGTGGCTTATGACGCCTCAAGTTCAAGTGGTTATTGGGGAAACGACTTTCACGGGAACTGTTACCCCCGGTTTTATTTCTCCAAGGCCGTGCGCCATGTCTGGAATGACACCAATGCGACCTATGATGCAGCCGATTCCCTGACCACGGTTGACGAAATGCTCTACATGGAGTTTATCCTGCAAGCCATTAGCTCAGGCTTCATCGACATGGAGAGCACCAAGCAGTTGAGTTGTACGGATGACAACAGAATGTACGACTACACCTTTCCCAACCTTTGCTATCAGGCATTGCAATTGGGAAAGACTGAACTGGAATACAAGGAAGTCACAAGGGCAACGGACACTTTCACATGGGAGAGTGAGGCGAATGTGCTTTATACGCTGGTGGGAGTGGATGGTTCGGGCAACGAAACACAGATTGCCAGTTCAGTTGAATCCCCCCACACGCAGACAGGGGTAGCGACCTTTACCTCCTACCGGGCTTATGCTGGTTCCAATAACGAGGAGAATCGCACCATCATAGATTTCACCCTGACTTACACGGGGGCAAGCGATGACAACGTAATCACATTCACGGAAAGCAGCGGCACATACATCACCTATCACATATTAGGCAGAACCCATGTCGGCGGGAACACAAACGACTGGGAATATTACACAGGGTCAGGCTGGTCTGCTTCGGAAGGTTCTGCCGAGGCTGTAAGTTCCCCCACAACGATAGCTGCCGCCAATGCCAAGAGCGAATATCGGGTTATGGCAATTGTTTTTGGGCGAAAACGATGGTTTGAGTTCCTCCCCGCAACCCTTCGGCCTGACAATGCACAGGGATTCGGGCCTTTACCCAATACAAACCTTTACGCTCGCATCTTCAATAATGTCTGTAATGCGGTAAATCTGCTTGTAAGGGCAAGAATTGATTTGCCTTTCAACTACCAAGTAAGGGATGGGGACAAATCTTGGTATGGAACAGCCGTTACCCCGGAAGATACCGCTTATGACAATTCAGCATCAGACTCAAACACCTACCCGTTCGAGTATGGATGCCCTGAAGGAGGAACACTTGTTGCGGGAATATCTACCTTTGCTTTAAATGCTGAAGCAAGTGGGGCCTATGGAGGTGCAAGCATTTCCGACCGTTCACTGAGGACGGCGGGATCAGGATGGACGGATGGCACACCCGGTATTGATGGGGCTGAATCAACGTATGATGTTGGTTTTGCTTCTGCCACCGCAACCTGTGGGGTGCAGGTGGAAACAGGAATGGTTGTTTCAGGCTCAACTTTTAGCAGGGATGATTCGGATTGGTACAAACCTTATATTGTCTCAAGCAAATACAAGGGCGAAATAAGAATAAAGGACGAAACCATAAAGTACGCTCTGCCTGATACATGGCAATTGTCAAACGGCACCATAGAAGCCGCAGGCATTAGGGATTTGTTTATGGGCAGCCCCGGCTTCTTGGGTGATTTACAGCACGATGTTAGAAAGTGGGAAATCAACGAAAGTTCTGGAGCTTTAATTCATGTGGGGAATGACCCGAGCCTCCCCATAATGACTGCAAACAAGTATTTAAGCATAGTGAAAACACTGAACGAATGTTCAATTTATGAGGGGGATGTAACGGTTGATGCGGCTGAATCTCCTTTGTACGGGTTTTTTGCGGGTGGGGATTTTTATTACGACCAAAGAGTAAGCACAATAAATCGCTTTACGGCTAATGGGAACTTTGTTTCTTCAATTTTTACCCCTTATGCCGAAAACATCATGTTCATCAAGATACCAGTTGTCTCACGCAGCTACCCGGACAACACATACTGATGCCGGGATCATTCACAGTCACAACGACGGGGTTGCAATCTGCGACCTTGGAGATGGATGGAGGAACAAGGCCGGGAACAACCGGCCATTACCTGATAAAGAGAAAGCCACATTTCATGGCTGATGGAGTAACAACCACTCCCTTTGCGGATTATCTGGTCATTTACGAAACGCAGGAGGCAACCGTTTACGATCATCCTCGCTCGCAAAACACAGCAGGGGTGGTCATAAGCTGGGACTATAATGCTTATGCCTATATCACGGCAACCTCCTCTTATGATTCGGGAATTGCGGTAACAAGCAAATCCGTCCAACCCGTGACAACGGCCCAAATCCAAAGCACAGGCATAGCGGAACCAACCACCAGCGGAGGGACAATGAGCAACACTTACCTAACCCAAACTGAAATGGCCCCAAGTAACAGCTACGACAAGGACACATGGACGGTAACGAAAGTAATTCCGCTGGCGGTGTCATCGCAGTAAACCCAGCAACCACGCCCCTGCGCTGGAAGCTCGATGCGGAGCCAGAGATGCCCTCTAAAGGACAGATGGCAAAGAATGCGGCGGGAGCCTTTGCCAAGAATCTAAAGAGCGTCATGGAGGGAAATCCGCTCAATGCTGACCTTGATGAGATTGATAGGCGAAATTCGATTTGTGCTGAATGTGAGTTCAACCGTAAAAACCGTTGCATGAAATGTGGCTGTTGGCTGCAATATAAGGCAAGATTGAGGGCCGAAAGTTGCCCTATTAACAGATGGGAATAGTTCAGTTAATAAATACAATCAACTCCTTGGCCCGTGCGGTGCCAGAGGTTGCTGACCTTTGCAAGACGCTGGTCAGGATCGCTCAAGATTATGAAGATGACAGGACAAGGCTCGATGCTAGGAAGAACTGGTCTGCCAAGAATGCTGCCATTAACGCTGCTATTGGTGATGTGCAGCGGTTGCATAACGACAAGGCTGAACAACACGGAGAGGCTGATAGCTCATCCACAGTTTCAGTCTGCCGTCATTGCGGCTCCAGATTGGACAAGGGACGCGCTTGAAACCATCGCTGATTTAGAGAGGGAGATTGAGGCCCAGTGAATAGGAAACATTCAAGGGCACGGGCTGAAGCCATCTTCAGCGTGACTTGCAAGATCGATCTCGGCAAACCTACCTCCATTTGCAAAATGACCTTCTATGAGTTATTTGATGAAAACGGCAATCCCAAAGGGACGGCAACCGTCACCAAGGATTTACCACACCCCAAAATTCATCAAAAACCTTAATGTTTAGGGGTTTTTAAAAAAAACCTCACCTTTCCCAACAAATGCGTTTGCAATGCGGTATGCATGGGTTATTATTGGCCCGTGCTATTAACCTCAACAGAAAGGAACAAAATGAAAAACCAAATCAAAATCAAAACTAGTAAATCGGCCTTTGAGGGACTGATCGGAGGCATCTATGGCAACAAGACCCTTTCCAAGCGGAGGGTTGTTGAAGAGGGAACCCACCTCACCCTTTATTACGATGAGGCAAATCCCGACATCCGCGTCATGGGTGACCGCAAGTTTGAGTTCCCCAATCACATTGGCACATGGCAGCGGTCGGGTGCTTGGTATCACGACAAGGAGGACAAGAAATGAATGATGATAAGCTCAATGTGGAATGTGCTGAATGTAATTCAAAGATGAGCAATGCTGAGTTCAATCAGCACCAATGCCCCAACATCTCTCAGCCCTTAAAGGGTGAATCATTCGATGATTACGTCGAGCGAAGTAAGAAGGAACTTGCTGAGCGGATTGATAAGACCATTCTAAAGGTTAATCCGGCCGCTCTATAACCCCATAACAGAAAGGAACACAAATGAGTCATGGAATAGAACTAACTGACGGACGCGCCAACATGGCATACACAGGTCGCACCCCTTGGCATAACCTTGGGCAAAACATTGAGGGGGCGTTCGATGCTGAAACAGCATTGAAGGAGGCCAACCTTGATTGGGAGGTGGAGGTTGCTCCGCTTTACTACGAAACACTTGAGAACCTCGATGAAAGTGGTTCCAAGCAATACATCAAGCACGTTAAGTCCGACAAGGGCCAGATCGTTCGCAGGGTTGATACCGGCGATGAGCTTGGCGTGGTTGGGCCTAAATACTCGCCCCTCCAAAACAAGGATGCTTTTGCATTCTTTGATGGAGTGTTTGGCGAAGGCAAGGCCCGGTACGAAACGGCTGGGTATCTTGGCAAGGGCGAGCGGATGTGGCTGTTGGCCAACATGACCGCCAACGACCCCCTTGAGATCGTGCCGGGGGATGAGGTAAACAAGTACCTCCTGCTCACAAATGACTTCACCGGGAATTACTCGGTGATTGGTTCATTCACTCCGGTGCGTGTGGTTTGCAATAATACGCTAACCGCCGCAGTTCGGGACATCATTAAGGGTGGCAACACCGTAAGGGTGAAGCACGTTGGCGATGTAGCCAACCGGCTCAACTTTGCCGGTGAGGTGCTTTCTGCCGCCGGGGTGTTCTACGACGAGGTGAAAGACCTGTTTCAGAGCTTCGCCAAGAAGCAACTGAACGGGGAGCAGACCCGGAACTACATCCACCATTCCCTGTTTGATGATAACAAGGAAACCAAGGGTCGCACCAAGAGGGTGGACATGGTTGAGGGACTGATGCACACGGGCCGAGGCAGCGACATTGCTGGTGTTCGTGGCACGGTTTGGGGTGCTTACAATGCGGTCACGGAATACGTTGACCATGTTAAGGAGTACCGAGGTGGTGCTGCCAAGAAGCTTGAGGCTTCACAGTTTGGCACAGGCCGAAACCTCAAAACGAAGGCGCTCAAGCTGGGCGCAGAGATGGTGAGCTACGGTAAAGAAATCGAGCTTAACTAGGCAATAACACAGGGCACCCCTCGTTTCGGCGGGGGGTGTTTCCTCAACAGAAAGGAACAAAATGACTGAATATGAACTTAAACTGCTTTACGAAACAATGAAGCCAAGAGAGGTGGATTACTTCAAGGTGAAGGAGTTGCTTTCAGATGAACTGACATCCAACATTTTTACCTATACTCCTCCACTTTATGGAGGGCAAACATTCTTCGCTTACAGAATGGGTGAACCTATCCCAAGTGAGGCTATCAAAGGTGCGGGATTTGGCTCTTGGGTGAAGCGAAGCGGAATAATTGAAGGGCTGGGAATTGCAATACTCAGCAAAACCAAAAAACAGAAAGGAACAAAATGCCAATAATACCAAAAGCTAAAGCAGAGACTATTTACCCGATAGGCAACGGCAAGTATGAGGCTTGCGGGTGGATCACTTACCCCAAAGGCTCAGTGCTGGAGGGGCAGCAACAGGAATGCGTAGTGGGCATCTTCCGCTCGCTGGAGGAAGCGAAGGCGAAGCATCCCAAGGTGGAGGTTTCGGAATATGGTAGGTGCAAGGAATACCGCCCTTCAGTACCCCTTAACCCCCCGGCAGGATTCAGCTACTACGATGCTGGAGAGTATTGGGGCGAAAACGATTATTAGATGAAGGACAATAAAAAAACCGAGCTTAAACCGCTCCCCATTCGCCCAGAAAGATTGGGCGCAGTAAGCGAGGCCCAACAGGAAGCCCGCAGACAGGCCAAGATGTTTTGGTTCATGCACAAACGAGATCAACAACAGAAATGGGACTAACAACAGAAAGGAACAAAAGTGGAAGAAATTAAACATTACGAGTTTTGGTACGACTCTGAAGGAGAGGAAACCACGATGTCCAAGTCAATAATCAAAAAAGTAAGGAGGTTTTTATAAATGAGCCAGAAATATCAGATGACCCGCGAGGAGCAGGAATATAAGGAATGGAAGCACCGGCGTTCTTCTAAGCATGAAGACTTACTGGAAGGATACGAGGAGGTGCGTTCTTGTTACAGAGACATTGTGAAGGAGGTTGGCGATTGTGATGAATTGGCGTTTGAGGGATTGCACGGTGCGGTTCGCGCCCTTCTTTTGCAAAACCCAGAGCGAAAGAACTACAACCCCAAGGCAAAGATTTCCCTGATAAAAGGACACTTATCCAGAATTGATAAGCTATGCAATGAGGTCTCGATACTTCACCGAGAGCTTAGACACCTGAAATATGAGTACGGAACCCCTAACAGAAAGGAATAACAGCATGGGTAATTACTACTACAAAAAAGACACAGAACATAATTGGAAGGAAATGACGGAGCTTATGGTTGGCGCGATTGAAACCACTTGTAAGCTCTGTAATTTAATCAAGGAATCAGAATCCTGTTTAGACAGGCTCCATGTGGCTCTCACCAATAATCATCCCCAAACCGCTATTGGGATAGTCCAAAAATTTAAGGACACCCTCAAGAACCATGAGTTGAGGGGTGTTATTGATGAATGCTCAAACAGAAAGGAACAAAATGAGTAAACTAAAAGCAATCAGATACAGTTACACGGAGTCGGTGAAGTGTCTAATCATCCCGCGATTGTTGTGGGAGAAAACGGGCAAAGGGCTACCTGTGGAAATCAAAGACTACCTTCTGGAGATGGCCGCGAAAGCAGACGAGAGGCTTGAACAGGAAGTGCCGGGGGGTACTTCGCTTGTGGTGGAAAACGAATGGCCAGACATTGCCCCCATAGACACAAAGCTCAAAAAGATAAATCCGGGGGGTGAGGCATGAGCACAGAAATTAAATGCCCACATTGCTCCAAGTTAATTGATTTTGGCAAACTCGCAAAGCAGAACAAGCCTAATTCTGTTACATCAATGTCGGTTTATGCTGGCGTGATTCGGAAAAACATTCCTGCGTATGTTGATGAGTTTTATGGCAACGATGATTCAAAAGTCTGCAAGGGGGGGCGTGAGTTTTCCATTACGCTATCGAACCTCACCCAAACCAAGGCAATCACCTTGATTTTCTTAATTGAAAGAGATGGCGGGGAGGTGGCGTGATGAGCACACCTGAATGGGTTGGACAGCCTTACATGGGGCATATAAACATTCACACAATATACCAGTGTGTTGTGGATGAACTGCACATGAGTAATTCAAGGATGCGCCAAAAGGGCTATTCCTCTGCCGCAATAGATAAAACGATCTGCGATATTATTAAGCAAGTTGAACGGGATTGGTTTGTGGGTGGATATACGACCCCTGAATCATTGGGCAACCCTCTTGGCAAACAGAGGGCACTTAAAAACATAAAAAAGCTGTGGAAGAAAAAGACTTACACGGCACCAAACAGAAAGGATAGAACATGAAACTGAAAAAAGATGTTGCCTGCAATGCGAACGCAATGCAAATTAGGCGTGTGCTAACTAATCGCCCTTGTTTATGGGTCTTTCTTGGCTTTTCATTCCTTGCGGCCGGGGTGGTCAGTTGGTGCTTAATTTCCACGGCGGGGTGGGAAGCAACCTTTGGCATCCTTGCAATCCACATTATCTTCTGTTTGCGCTTATTCATAGCGCCCCATCCCCGCCTGTCCTCTAATCCATTCAAGGGGGAAGATTTACTGAAGCCGGTGAGTGCTGGTGGAAGAATGGTGACGAGGGCCAAAACCCCCGCCACCGCGCAGAAAGGAACAAACTTACTGCGAAATACTAACTGATAAACAGAAAGCGAAACAATGAGCGACAAAGAGAATGCTGTGGTCAAGCAAAAAAAGACCATCATCAAGGAACACCTCCAGAGTGAGGCATTTAGGATACAAGTTGAATCGGCATTACCCAAGCATTTGACCCCTGACAGGTTTATTGGGGTGGCTTTGAATGCGTTGAACAAAACCCCTGCGCTGGCAAACTGCACCCAACAAAGCTTATTCAAGTGCTTTTTGGAGTTGAGCCAGATGGGGCTGGAACCCGATGGGCGCAGGGCGCATTTAATCCCTTACGGACAGGAATGCACCCTCCTTATCGACTACAAGGGCTTGGTTGAGTTGGCCCTGCGGAATGGTGATGTGGCTCGAATCCATGCCGATGTGGTTTATGAAACCGAGTACGATGCGGGTAACTTCATCTATGACAGGGGCCGAATTGAGCGCCATGTCAAAAGTCTCATGCCAGAGCGCGGCAAGGTCATTGCGGCTTATGCCGAGGTGGAGTTCAAAAGCGGAACCGCCAAGGCAGAGGTCATGTCGGTGGAGGAGGTCGAGGGAATACGCAGCCGAAGCAAGGCTGGCAAAAATGGCCCTTGGGTGACTGATTGGAATGAGATGGCGAAAAAGACTGCCTTCAGGCGGTTGAGCAAATGGTTGCCATTGTCTCCTGAAATCAGGGAACACATCGAAAAGGATGACGAACACCAGTTCTCAAACATGAAGCGGGTGAACGCTCCCAAGCCAGCGAGGCCCATGTTCAAGGAAATCGAGGACAAGGAAATCGCGGATGATCTGGTGGAGGAATTGATTCCAGGGGGAGGTGAGGCATGAACAACGACGAACGCAAAGGATGCCCAAGCGCATCGAGCTTCCAGCGTTATGCTGACTGCCCCGGTTCGTTCACGCTGGGCAATGCCGCCCCCCCTGAACCCCCTTCACCGGGGGCTTCTCGGGGGACGAGGGTGCATGGTGGGTTGTCGGGCGAAATCAAGCTGGCTGAACTTTCACCAGATGAACTTCAAACGGTGGAGGAGATGAGGATTCAGGAGGAAATACTGCTTGACCAGTTCACCCGTGAAGGCTGGAAGGTTGAAAGCATGACACAGGAAAAACGCCTGTGGGAAGATGCTTCCAAATCCCGCTGGAGTGGCAAAGCCGACAAGGTGTTCATCATGGAGCGCAATGAAATGCCACTTGGCCAAAAAACGAAGTCTAAGGGGGCTTTGGTCATTGATTACAAAAGCACCTGCTACACGGAGAGCGCCGAGGAAAACCTTCAGCTTGCTGCGCTGGCTGTGTTAGTGGACTGCGACCAATCGCACAGCATGGAAGTGGTTTATGTCGCCTTGGTCTATCCAGACGGGTTCGATCAGGCTGCTTACGATGTGGACGCACTGGATGAAGCCGCTGAAAAGTGCAAGGCATTGGTGGATTCCATTACCATTACCCATACGGAAACACGGATTCCAAGCCAAGGCGCTTGTAAATGGTGCAAGGCTAAAAGCATCTGCCCCGAGGCCAAAGGCCAATTGAATAGCTTGGTTAGGGTGCAGCCTCAAGACTTGGTGGTGGGGGATTTCCCACAACTGCTTGAGCGGTGCGCCATTGCTGAATCGCTGATAAAGGATATCCGCGCACAGGCAAAGGGTCACCTTGAGAACGGCAAATATATTCGTGGCTGGGAATTAAAGCCGGGGCACATAAGAAGCACCATCACCGACACCGAGGAAGTTTACAATCGGGCGGCAATACTGGGGGTTGACGGAAAAGAGTTCAGCGCCAAAGTCACCATCACCAAGAAAAACCTTGAGGAACTGGTGAGGAATAAACTGGGCCAGAAGGGCAACCTCCTTGACAAGACGGTCACAGAACTTATTGATGGCTGCACGACCGACAAGGTAACGAGTGCTTCATTGAAGGAGGTGAAGGCATGAGCGAGGAATATGACAACACGAATAAAGGGGTTTTATTCATCAACTCATACAAGGAAAACTCTAAACAACCTGATGTAAAAGGCGAATTGGATGTTGAAGGGGTTGCCTACAAAATGGCGGGTTGGATAAGAACCAAAAAGGAAAGCACGGAAAAGTTCTTTTCACTCAGCATAGAACTGCGAGACAAACCGCCACCCGCTAAAAGCGACCAAGACCCCATTGATGAAATACTTGGTATTGTTGCCGAGATGGGGAATGAACCCCCCGCTGAAACTCAAAAGCCGTCTGAAGGGCATACTGAGGCTCCGCAAGGCGATATTGGAGGGGAGGATGTGCCGTTTTGATTACGATTGCAATTGACCCCGGCAAACGGGGAGGGATCGCATACCAACTTGAGGATGGTGAATATCATTCTGTGCCAATGCCAGAAACCCCCGGCGATATTCTGGAAACGCTGCGTACAATCAAGGCCATCAGTGGGCCTTGTATTGTGTGTTACCTTGAGGAGTGCATTAAGTATGCTGGCAAGGAGCAGTCTGGAAGTTCAGCCATTGTTTATGGGCGCAACTATGGATTTATCGAGGGAGTGATTCAAACCCTTGGGATCAAGTTGCACCTTGTTCGACCTCAAGAATGGCAAAAGGTGCTTAAGTTGGGCAGGCGCAATGGGGCGACCACCACAGTCTGGAAAAACAAACTGAAGGCTCATGCCCAAAGGTTGTTCCCGACTGAAAAGGTGACACTCAAAACCGCTGATGCCCTGCTCATCCTTGAGTATGCGCTGAAAGGGGGTGCGGTATGACCACTCCTGTCAGGATAAAACCAAAGTTCCACGTGGAACAATTCAACTTGCCCTTGGACAGCTATCCCAATTCACCGGGGTACAAGAACAAGGACAAGGACGGACCGAGCCGGTTGGCGGCGCTGGCCGTCAGGCCAAAGGCACCCACCCTGCGGGAGCAGTGTTTTAATATCATCGCCGCAATGCCTATGACAGCAGACGAAGCGGCTGAACACATGGAAAAATCCATCCTGTCCATTCGACCCCGCATTGCTGAATTGAGGCAATTGGGTAAAATCGTGGATTCAGGCAGGAGGCGAACCAATGAAAGTGGCAAGCTCGCAACGGTATGGAGGACAGTCCAATGAGGGAAGAAATCAAATTCAACGCTCAAGACTTGCTATCAGATTCTGACATGGTGCTTCTATCCCTGTCAGAGTTGGGTTGTTATGTTCGCCTTAAAAGTCATTACTGGCTCAAGGGCGAACTGCCTTCCGATACCCTGTCATTGGCAAAACTGGCGGGTTGTACCATTGGTCAGTTTCAGAATGTTTGGCCTAAGGTGGGTCAGCACTTTGAAAAGACCGACAACGGCACCCTGTTCTGTCCTGATCTGGATTCAGCCAGAAAGAAGGTGGCCAAGACCAGCGAAAGAATGAGCAAGGTTGCCAATGCTCGATGGAAAAGAGTGCTTGAAGGGAAAGGAAGGTTGCATGAATAAGGTTCCCGCCTTCCAATTCTACCCCGGCGACTATCTATCAAGTCAACGGGTCAGCCTGATGACGTTGGAAGAAGAAGGGGCTTATATTCGCCTCCTTTGCTATTGCTGGAAACATGGGCATATCCCTTCTGATCCGGTACAGTTGGCCCACCTGATAGGTAAAGGGGCTTCCGTTGCCCTTGCAACTAAAGTATCAAAGATGTTCACGGACAAGGGTGGTTCAAGGTTGGTTCACGATAAACTGGAAACGCTTCGGATTGAAAGAAATCGCTGGGTTGAGAAATCCAGACAGGGAGGATTGAAATCTGCCGCGAATCGTAGAATGCTTAAGGAATCTGAAGATCAATACAACCACCCTGCCAACCACCCCACCAACGGTGGTACTGAAATGGTTGACGATTGCTTGCAACCAAAAGCCAACACTTCATCTTCATCTTCAATAGTCACACACACACAAGGGGAGCAACCTTCAAAAAGTGAGGTTTTAGCTTATGCCCAAATGATTGGCTTAACGGAATGGAAAGCTGAAGATTGGTGGATGGACATGGAAACAAAGGGCTGGAAGATGGGCAACACGGAAGTGAGAAACTGGCAGGCCGGTTTGCAAAGGATCAAGGCATGGTGGGAATCAGATGGCAGACCCATGGAACGTCCCGGTAAAAATGGGGTCTTGGGGGGTTCAACCTCGATGCCGCTCTGGAAACGGATTGAAGTTATCACTCAACAATTCGATACCCATCCCGGCAACCAAGAATCGACCTACTACAAGCAGGGAGACAAAAAAGCCAAGGCTGATTTCATCCAACTGAGGAAATCGCTGAAGGCACTGAAAGAAGAAGAACGAGAGGCAGCAATGACATGAACCCCAAACGCCCCATAATCAAGCAAAACGGCACCTCCACGGGCTTTTTGTTTTGTTCTGGGGTGGTAGAGGGGTATGAGGTTTGTAATGCCTTAAACGAAGATTTCCCCCGCCCGGTGGTTTGGGGTTCCTATGGTCGGCAATCGTAACGGTCTTGCCGATATGGTCATGTGCTGGGCGGGGGATGTTTATTTAATGAAAGGAACAAATGGAAACTGATGAACTTTTAGAAAGAAGGAGGTTGTTAAGAAACAGGGGCAGCGCCTATTTAGAAACAACGCTGGAGGTGGAATTTCATTGGATTTCCAAAAAGGAAAGATCGGCGCTTTTCCATTCTTTGCTGAATGTTTTGAGAAACGGCAAAGACGGAACCCCCCACGAATACACTTTGCTGATGCCGCCACTCAAGAAAGCCCATCAACTTCTGTCACGAGATGCGAAGCACCGAAACTGGAACGGGTACATTTGGGAAAATGTATGAAGCCAATTCTGAAACAGAAAAAAGGTGGGCCGGTGTCATGGAAGGATGCGCGATTAACCCGAAAGCGCAGGAAAAAGAAACTCAAAGGCTTGACTGAAATTGAAAGATTGAGGCGAGGAATAGGTTGTGCGAGAGGAAGCGAACTAAAACTAATAAACGAAATATGAAACTTGGAGAACTGAAACTGGTCGCCAATAAGGAAAAGAAAAAGGGGGCCAATAAGAAATACTGGGCTGTTCATTGCAGGCGAGGTGAAGCTAGTGTCACCCTGCTTATGACCAAAGACCAAATGCTGGACTTGGAGAAAAGGGCCAAGGCTAATCCCGAGGACATTCCTCCCCTGAAGGCACCGAGCTTTCTGGCTAAACTGTTTGGGGGCTGAACAATGTACGAATACAAAGCGAGCATCCACCGTATCATTGACGGGGACACCGTGGATGTGGCGATAGACTTGGGCTTTGCGATGTCATCCCGGCAGCGCCTTCGCCTCTACGGCATCGACACCCCCGAAACCCGCACCCGAGATTTGGAGGAAAAGGTCAGGGGCAAAGCTGCCAAGGCGCGGTTGATGGAATTGCTGAATGGCTGCAAACGTAAGGTGATTATTCAAACCACCAAGCGAGGGAGGGGCAAGTACGGGAGAATCCTTGCCAAGATATTGCATCCTGACACCCGCGAAAACTTTAACCAAACGCTGCTCAAAGAGGGGCACGCAAAAAGAATGGTATTCTAATGGCTTCACTCGAATTACTTATCAAACCCGAAAAGTTCATGGAGGCAATCAGGAAGCTTGGGCGAAAGAAGGCAATCGCCAAGAAACTGAGCAGCAAACAATGGGCGGCAATGCCCACCCAAATCCGTGATCGAGCTTATTTCACCGCCAATGTGGAAAGCATGAAGTTCCTCAATCGCTCCAAAAAGATGCTGAACGATTACCTCTCAGGGGCGCGGGAGACAGTCACCACCCCTGACGGCAGACGGGTGACGGCTTTGAAAAAGGCAAGCCGCGCTGACTTCGTTTATGAAATGCAAAAGCTGGCCAAGGAAACCGGCCTTGGGGATGTGCTGCCACCGGGGGAGGATATGAGCCGGGACATGATTACCCGCACCAAGGACATCGCCAGCGAGTCAAGGCTCAACCTGATCTTTGACACCCAAACCCAACAGGCGCAGGCCTACGGTTATTACAAGCAGGGGCAAGACCCCGCCATTCTGGATGCCTATCCCTGCCAAAGATTCATCAGGGCAGAGCAGAGGAAGGAACCCCGGCCCCTGCATGAGCGCAACAAGAACAAGGTGAAGCGCAAAGACGATATGGAGTTCTGGCTCAAGATGAATGACCAAAGCATCGGCGGGTTGGGGGTTCCATTTGGCCCATGGGGCTTCAACAGCGGCATGGATGTTGAGGATGTCAGGAGGGATAAAGCTATTCAAATGGGGTTAATCCAAAAGAATGAGCAAGTGCTCCCTCCAGATGACACATTCAACAAGGGGCTGAAAGCTGCGGCAGATGTTGAGCCTGAGTTCCTCAAGAAGTTTTTGGATAAGATGGGCAAGGATGCCTACACCAACGGGGAGTTTGTTGAGATCATTGAAAAGATTAGCAACGTCCCTGCCCCTGCCCCAGCCAAGAAGGTTCCCAAGAAAATCCTTGAGCCAGAGCCGCCAAAGCCCATCCCCTTCAAGGCATATCAAGCAGCCAAGAAAAAGGTGAATGCGGTGCTTAAAAAATATCCAGCCGTCAAGAAACAAAAGAAAGAGGCACTGCATAATAACCATGTAAAATATGAAGAACTTCAAGGAGCAAAGGATTCCTTGCGTGAAAAAGAAGTGGGGAGAAGAATTTCCATCATCAGGCATCGGGATGTGACCAAAGCAAAGGTGGCCAAGCTCAGAAAGGAATGGCGAAAAACACGTGATTCTCTTAATGCCGCCAGACAGAACCTGAACAAATTCAAGGCCAAGATGCTTGATGCTGTTTCCTCCAAGAAACCAAACAACTTCAAAGGGGATGCTTTTAACACAAAGCATAATCCAACCAAGATGCGCCCTGAATGGCAAAAGGGGATTGATGGGTTTAACAGGTTGACCGGGGATATTGTTTCTGACCCCAGCGACGCATTAACGCCTTACATACATCCATTAACAATGAGCAATAAGGTGACGCTTACCAAAAAGAAAAGGGCTTTCTCGTCAGGAACCAGAGGCATCTTTCTCAACAATGAGACTAATGCAGCAACTACTGTGCATGAATTTGGGCACCAACTTGAAGGCAAAAAGCCTTGGGTTAAAAGCATGGTGAATGATTGGTTTAAGGAAAGGCTCGGGAAAGGACTAAATGCCTTGGATGAAACAATGGATAAAATGACTGATATTGAAAAGGCGAAAGACCCCATGAAGGTCTTGAAAATTGGCCAAGCAAGAAGGAAATATAAGTTGCGACCACTCAACAAAATTGAACCCAACGGGAACTATGAATCTTATGAGAGGGCTTTTGAAGATGATTTTCTTACCCCTTATGTAGGGAAGGTTTATGGGGATGGAGAAACTGAAATTGTAAGCATGGGTCTAGAGTGGATGTTCAAAAACCCAGCCGAGTTCCACGCCAAAGACCCTGACCATTTTGATCTTATCCTTCGCATCCTCAAGGGGGTGGAGGAAATTGATATGCAACTGCCCACCACCGGGGCTTGGAACCTGAAAGACGGGATGCCGGTATGATTATTGTTGAGATAGATGGGCAAACGGCCAAGCTTATCAAGGGGCAATGGGGCGGCAACGAAACTCTTGCCCCCACGCTTGAGGCAATTGGGGAGGATTTTCCCTTTAGGGGTGGGGGATATTTCCCGGATGCCGACTATGAGGAAGCGCGGTTTGTGATGAATGAAATGATTGAGCGGAACTTGGCCAAGGTGGCAAAGATTATTTCCAACAGCAATGTGCCCCTTGAAAGTGAGAACGAGGATGTGCTTTATTAAAAGAAACTATGAATGAAATCAAAATACATTGTTCACATTCAGAACAAGTAGATATTGTTAAACTGGTTGAACACCCAAGTAATCCCAATCAACACAATGAGCGCCAAATTAAACTGCTGGCTCGCATTATTCAGGCACAGGGTTGGCGCAACCCCATAACTGTATCAAAGAAATCCGGGTATATTGTGAGCGGTCACGGACGGCTCAAAGCAGCTAAGGAATTAAAGGTTGAAAAGGTTCCGGTGGATTATCAGGAATTTGAGAATGAAGCCGATGAAATGGCTCACCTCATTGCTGATAACCGGATTGCTGAGTTGTCTGAATTTAATCTTTTTGACCTGAATGAACTGACAAAAGACCTTGAACCCAAGATTGATCTGGATTTGGCCGGCATAGACAAATTGTTTCGGGAGCAACTCTCAATTCTTGATATTCCTGGTGACAACAAGGAAATTGATGAAATAGGAATGACCCACACGGAAAACAACTGTCCCAAGTGTGGCTTCAAATGGTAAAGCCAACAGTCATCAGCACCTTTGCCGGCTGTGGTGGTTCATCTTTGGGCTACCAACAGGCCGGCTACAAGGAACTACTCGCAGTTGAATGGGGTGACAATGCAGTAAAGACCTTCAAGGCAAACTTCCCGGGAATCCCTGTTTATCATGGTGACATCAGCAAACTTGGCTTGGAGGAATGTCTGGAATTATCAGGAGTTAAGCCCGGAGAACTGGATGTGCTGGATGGATCTCCACCCTGTCAGGGGTTTTCAACCTCAGGTAAACGCAGGATATCAGATCCAAGAAATTCACTTTTCATGGAGTTTTGTCGATTGTTAAAGGGATTGAAGCCCAAGGTTTTTGTGGTGGAGAATGTAACCGGGATGGTCAAGGGCCACATGAAACAGGTCTTTCTGGATATAATGAAAACCCTCCGCGAGTGTGGATATGATTGCGTGGCTCAAGTAATGAACGCCAAATGGTATGGGGTGCCTCAAGCAAGGCAAAGGGTAATAATCATAGGCACAAGGAAAGATCTTAAGAAACCGCCGGGACACCCAAAGCCAACAACCAAGCCAATTGTTGCCTCTGCTGCCATTGACGATTTGCCATTGGATGAACTTAAAATGTTGGATCCTAAAAACGAAAAATGGAATTTATGGAAACTTTGTTCCCCGGGTAACAGCATGGCATCTGTTCATCCCAAGAAACATGGGTTTGACGACCAAGTAGCACATCCTTTCAGGCCTTTTCCAACCATCCTTGCATCAGGAAAAACCTATCATTGGGAAAAACCGGGGCAATTATCCATTCCCATGGTCAAGCGGGCTTGCTCTTTTCCGGACGATTTCAAGTTGTTTGGAAAGTATACAACAAAATGGGCTCGCCTTGGCAATGGCGTTCCACCCAAGTTGATGGAAACTGTTGCAATCCATATCAAGGACAACTTTCTCAATGGAGCAAATGATAAAAGAAACCATTAACACCGCAGAAATGGAAAAGTTGCAGCCTAATTTGAACAAGCCTTCCTATTCCATTCCTGAAGTTGCCATTATCATTGGCGTGACCCGTTACCGTGTGCGAAATATGATCCGCTTAAACCAGATCAAGGCTGTTCTGGCCGGGAAACAACAACTTATCCTGCGCCCTGAACTGGAAAGATACTTGAGCAAAGGATTCTAAATGATGCCCTCTCTGCTTAAAAGAATGTTCGGAGGGCCACCCCTCAAACCCAATGAAAAGTGGGTCAATAAACCTCAACCCGTTACGAAAAAGGATGTTCCCATCTTCAAAGACCATATTCATAAACGCAACAGGGAATATTGGTTTGGCAATAAACGAGTCAAATATCTCATCAGAGAAGCCCGTAAACAGGGTCTCATCGTCGCCCCTCCTGACCACAAAGATTGATCCTGTCAAGTTCTGGATGCCTTTATAGAAAAGGAATCCGAATTTAATTCAGCACCCCTGTCAAGTTCTGGACACCTTTTTTTTGAGTGTGTCCACAATTGCCTTGTCAAGTTAATCACAACCTTCAATCAAAGTTGTGTTTAACCTTCACTTTCAAACTGAAAATTAAGTCAACACGTTTATCACTTACAAACTGTTAAACGTATCCAAACTTTATTCTTTTGGCTTCTATTGGCCCAAATTAACCCTTGCCAAGTGCCTTGGCTTTTCTGTCATTCTTATTGCCTGAATGGCAGGCGCGACAACAGGCAACCGTTTAACCTCCTCTGAACCAGCCAGTAACGGTAAGCATCCCGGTGGCAGGCCCAAGATTGTTTTCGACCTAGACTTGGTTGAACGCCTTGGTGGAATCAATGCTACGCTGGCTGAAATGGGCACTCTGCTCGATTGTTCCCACGATGTTATCCAGCGCCAAATGAAGATTGATGGTGGTGAGTTTCGCGTTTCCTATGAAAAAGGAAAGGCCAAGCTGCAAACTTCCCTGAAGCGTAAACTGATTCAACAGGCCATGGACAGGGACAATGTGATTAGCCTTATCTTCGCCCTAAAGAACATCTGCGGCTTTACGGACAGGGCAGATGTGAGTGTCGAGCACTCTGGCCACCTGATAACGGACGAGAAGAAACTGGTCACCACTTGGCGCGAGATGCTCGGTGCCCCGGCAGATTCAAACAACTAGATGGATACAGAGAAACGCGCACAGATACTGTTCAAGCTCATGCTGCCCTATCAGCAGCGTTGGGTTGCAGACGATTCGCGTTTCAAGATTTGGCTCAAGTCACGGCAGATTGGCGGCTCCTTGGGGTCAGCCTTTGAAGCGGCGGCAAGCTGCACCGATACTCCCCATACCGATTGGGTGATTCTTTCCGCAGGCCAAAGGCAGTCGGAGGAATGGATGCTCAAGGGCAACAGGGTTGCTCGGGTGGTTTGTGACGCCTTGGGTTTGCCTAAACCTGACTGTCGAACCAGCGAGGTGAGGTTCACCAACGGTTCCCGCATCATTGCCCTCCCGGCCAATCCCGACACGGTGCGCGGCTATTCAGCCAATCTAGTGCTGGATGAGTTCGCCTTTCACGAAAGGCCAGACAGGATTTACGAGGCCATTTACCCTGCCATCTCCAATCCCCTGCGTGGGGCATTGAAGATTAGGCTTATCAGCACACCGGCAGGGCGCAACTCCAAGTTCTTTGAAATCTGGAGCAAGGCAGATGAAATGAAGTTCACCCGCCATAAGACCACCATTCATTCAGCCATCGAGGAAGGGTTGCCCATGGATGTTGAGGAATTGAAGCGGGGCTTGGATGACCCCGAGGCTTGGGAGCAGGAATACGAGTGTGAGTTTGTCGATGCAACCAATGTGCTGCTTCCCTACACCCTGATTGACGAATGCGTGAGCGACGATGCCACCATTGAATGCGATGAGGACATGGGCAGGGCAGTCCGTTATGTGGGCATTGACATTGGGCGCAAGCACGACCTGACGGTTTGCTGGACCCTGGAAAAGGTTGGGGATGTTCTTTGGACTCGGGAAGTTCTGGTGCTCAGGAACACCCCCTACCATTTGCAGGAGGAACTGTTATCGGAGAGGATAAACAAAGCCTCTTACT